CTTCCCCGACGATTGGTACTTCAATGACAGGTACTCCTAGGTTAGTTTTGGGGGCATCATCGGAAATAACCCGATTATCCTGGGGGGTTTGAACAACTGGAGGCAGTTGAGGAGTAGGGGTTGTATCAGGCAGTCCTCTGGTCTTTTCTTGTTTTTCTTCTTCTTGTGCTTTTTGCTCTGCTCTTACCGCAGCATCAAACTCTTCTTGTGTAGGAACATCTATAACTGGATATTTGATAGATCCATTAGGCATATTAATTACAGGAACAGCCAATCCTCTTATAATAGGACGAGGAGCTTCTTGAGTTATTGGAACATCAATAGTTGGTATAATTGATGGGGGATCAATTTTTGCTGATCTTATTGGTTTTATTTCCATTTACCACGTCCTGCACTTTAGGATACTTTACTACAACATCAGAACATATTTTTGCATAAGGACTTTCTGGGTGAAAATATATACCCGACTTAATTGCTTCCCCACACTTTAATAATCTTACTAATTCAAAATCTAATCTTGCTTTGTCTGCTTCCGCTTGTTGTCTAGTGATTTCAACTCTTGCCCTTGCTTTGCATAGTTCTGTCAAACCACCATCAAGGGGGAAATTGAAGCCCATACTTACTCCACCATTTCCACTGTGAGTTTGATACGTTGAAGGATCATTGCCACCATTCATATTTCCCAAAACAAATGGGGAAACGCTTAAAGTTGGCCCTTGACAACTAATCCCTGCTCCGTAGGTATTAACAGCATACGGCCCTTGGAGGACTTGGACTGCTTGGTTTGTAACGTTTCCAGTAGCACTAGCAGAAGGCCCAGCGATATTAGTATTACTAGGAGCTGTTTGAGCCAGCACAGGCGATACATAAAGACCTATTGCGTAAAGACAGATATAGAGTTTGTGGTAGATTTTTGTTCGGTGGTGCGATCTATCCATGTTTCTTTAGCCACTCCAGGACCGAGATGGGTTTCACTGAACTGGAATGGAGCACCTTGATTCATAATTGTGTAACTTGATCCTGGCGCAGGATTGCCAGGAATGTTAATATTAGTTCCAGTCACAGTGTATGATGTGCCAGTTGTATATTCAATCTGACGAATTGCTTCTACTATCTTTGTGGTTGTTTCTGTGGTTGCAGTAATCGTGCCTCTGGTAAAATTAGGCACAACACTTTCAGCATATGCAGGAGTACAAATGACTCCCGCTGCTAAAAGCAGAACGGGAGTTATGTGTCTCATTTGAATACGCTTAACTCAATAGATCTTTGACCTGTCGCTGTTGTACCAGCACCGCCAGCAGTTACAGTGGGAACTGATGTGCCAGAGAGAGTACCAGCAAGGCTTCCAGCAACACCAGCAGCAGTAGAGGTAATATTTCCATAAGGTGCAATTGCTCCAGTTGATATAGATGCAGGTGTAGTATCCGCATCAATTAAACTTTCCGAGAATGTGAATGCCTGACCAGCAGTGTTGATTGAATATGTTCCAGCACCACCTACACCACCAAATGTAGATGATTGAATATTTGTCCCAGAAACTGAGTATTGTGCTCCAACACGAAGAGCTTGTGAAGCGGCAGCGTCAACCTTAAGCTGTACAGAGTCAGTGATTTTTGATGTGATTTCAGCGGCACTTACGGGAGTAACTAAGAATAGCGAAAAGATAAGGGCTAATCTTTTCATTTTTTCTAAACCAATAGAGGCTAAAGATATTTATTCTACAGACCCCCTTGACAAGAAAATGGATCGCTGCTATACTAAATAGATCAATACGTTAAGGAATGTAACGGTTCTTTAATGTTTGTAACACCCGTTAACCGAGACCTATGGGTGTCTAAATTACGTCTCTCATATCCCGCCTGAGGGTGGCGGGAGCATAGTAACTCCACCATTTCCCTGATGGTCTTACTACTCTTTTAACAAAAATGACTGCTTCAATTGCACAACAACGACAATCAAATACTTGGGAACAATTCTGTCAGTGGGTCACCAGCACCGACAACCGCCTCTATGTGGGTTGGTTCGGCGTTCTGATGATTCCTACGTTGCTCGCCGCAACAATTTGTTTTATCGTCGCTTTCATCGCTGCTCCTCCTGTGGACATCGATGGTATCCGTGAACCCGTTGCTGGTTCACTCATGTATGGTAACAACATCATCTCTGGCGCTGTAGTTCCTTCAAGTAACGCCATTGGTCTACACTTCTACCCCATCTGGGAAGCTGCATCTCTTGATGAATGGCTTTACAATGGTGGGCCTTTCCAACTGGTAGTCTTCCACTTCCTCATCGGCATCTATGCTTATATGGGTCGTGAGTGGGAACTTTCCTACCGTCTGGGTATGCGTCCTTGGATCTGTGTTGCCTACAGCGCACCTGTTGCTGCTGCTTCTGCGGTGTTCCTGGTGTATCCTTTTGGTCAAGGTTCTTTCTCTGACGCGATGCCTTTGGGTATCTCTGGTACTTTTAACTACATGCTGGTGTTCCAGGCTGAGCACAACATCCTGATGCACCCCTTCCATATGCTTGGAGTTGCTGGTGTCTTCGGTGGTTCTCTGTTCAGTGCTATGCACGGTTCTCTGGTTACTTCTTCGCTGGTGCGTGAAACCACCGAGAACGAGTCACAGAACTATGGTTACAAGTTCGGTCAAGAAGAAGAGACCTATAACATCGTTGCTGCTCACGGTTATTTCGGTCGTTTGATCTTCCAATACGCATCGTTCAATAACTCACGTTCGCTGCACTTCTTCCTTGCTGCATGGCCCGTCGTTGGAATTTGGTTTGCTGCTCTTGGTGTTAGCACCATGGCATTTAACCTCAACGGTTTCAACTTCAACCAGTCGCTGCTTGATAATAACGGTCGTGTAATCAACACTTGGGCAGATATTCTTAACCGTGCTAACCTCGGTTTTGAAGTAATGCACGAGCGTAACGCACACAACTTCCCTCTGGATCTTGCTGCTGCTGAGACTGCTCCCGTTGCTCTTACTGCTCCAGCTATCGGGTGATCACTACACATACGCCGTATAAGTTGGCGGAAATAATCCGAGATACATTTCCTAATTTGTATCGACCATCTAAAGATTATAAACCGCCAGCTAATCGACCACTTGACAAATAACATTAAACCACCTAGAATACCTAGGTGGTTTTTTATTACACATGACTGAATACACTATCTGGGTTGGCGGAGAACGTTCTTGGCAACGCACTTATCTTGGAGAGGTTGGTGCAGTAGAACTGACCGAAGAACAAGTTAAAAAATATTTTACCTTTACTGAAGATGGTATTGAGTTTGATGAAGAACTTCTTTCAGAAAAAACTGATATGTGGTCTTCTGAAGATACCGATCTTCCTACGTGGGACACCATCACTGATGGATGTATGGGTTGGGGTGCTTATACCGATCAGTATGTAGGTGTTTGTAAGACTGATGCTGACGATGATGATGAACCTCTTTTGCTTACTGAAGTAGAAAATCTTGCATATTATACTGCAGAAGAAATTGCAGAAAATGCTCCTGTAAATGATGAACAAGATTCTGCTATTTGTGAGTATGTTGATGAACTTTGCTATCCTAGTGGGGTTTGGATGCTTTATCATTCAATTGAAAAGGGAAGTTACGAAGGAACCTTTGAACTTCCTGATGACGAAGAATTTGATTCTAAGAAATTGGTAATCAGAGTTCGTCAAATTGCAGAAGCATTTACCATTGTGACTGGTGCTAGATATAATGGTGAAGATATTGACATGAGTGGTGATACTGACGGTAAAGGAATCGATTGGTACATCTGTCACGGAGAACATCTGATTAAATTTAAATAAGGAGATTCTTATGAAGCAAAAATTTACTGTGTATTCAAAAACTGGCTGCCCTTATTGCGATAAAATTGTTGATTTATTTCAACAAGCACATCTAGAGCATGTAGTTTATAAATTAGACGAACATTTCACACGAGAACAATTCTATAAAGAATTTGGAGAAGGCTCAACTTTCCCACAAATTCTTCTTGATGAAAAACAACTTGGAGGCTGTGCTGACACTATTGCATACTTAATTAATGAGGGGCACTTAAAAATACAATCATAATATGACATCAATAAATAAAGGTGTTGAGTTAATGCTTCGTCGTAAAAGGAGGAAAGCACCAGAGCCACAAAGTTGTTTTATTAAGTTTGGAAAGGTGGTAACTTTCTTCCGAAAAGAAATAACCATCTACTTTGAATTATCCTTTGATGTAAAGGACAAACGTAGAGGAGAAAAGAAATGGAATTAATTGCTTTTTCTATAACGTTCACCGTTTTATTTTCATTAATGTTTTTGATTGTTGGTGGACTTGTTGGTTGGGTGGCAAAGGATTACTTTAAGAAAAAGCGTATCCATCCTGAAATGTTTGATGAGAATGGAACCCTAATTCCAGACGAAGTAATTGCATTTCGTTTTGATGAAATGGAAGAATATGATGATGACGATGATGAGTAACTAGTTAAGGAGATGAAATGAAACTACCTAATAACCCGTTGATTTCGGAAATTCTACAAAAAGTATCAAACGCAAAAACGAAGGAAGAAAAGACTTCCTTGCTTAGACAATATGAGAGTCCTGGTCTTAAGGCTCTCTTAATCTGGAACTTTGATCCTTCACTTAAGAGCTGTTTGCCTGAAGGTGAAGTTCCTTATACCGCTAACGATGCACCTGCTGGAACAGAGCACACACGTATTCAAAGTGAGTATAGAAAATTTTACCACTTCATTGAAGGTGGTGACTATGAGATGAGCCAAAGTAAGAAAGAAGTTCTCTTTATTCAAATGATTGAGGCTTTGCATCAAGATGAGGCTGAAGTTTTATGTTTAGTAAAGGATAAAAATCTTGGAAAAAAATATAGGATTACGCACAATGTCATCAAAGAAGCCTTCCCAACAATTGAATGGGGAAATAGATCGTAGTATCGATACTGTTTGGACAAAACAGGAGAAAGAAGAAATTAAGAGATGGGGAGTTAAAATTCTCCATGAAAAATGTGATCGATTGATAGCAGAATCAAAACAACTTCCTCTTGATTCTTACCTAGTAACTTATGAAGTTAACGGTAACATTCTTTATGATATTGTTCAATGCAGTGCAAAAGTTAAAATCTTTGATGCATACTACGATAAGTTTGGTGCAGGTGCTTTGAAGTCTATGGTATGGACTAGTGGCACAATTAATCCAAAGCTTTATGGTGCAACTAAACCAGAGCCTCCGAAGAAGAGAGGTAGATAAATAACTAAAAAGATATTAATACATGAAAACTTTTAGTCAATTTATTAACGAAGGTGTTGAAGACGCGCAAAAAGCGTGGCAAGCTTGGTTAAATACTCCTGCTGGAAAGGCTTCTTCATTTAAATCTAGTGAAGATCTTAGTAAAGCGGCTAAAGAATTCATGAGAACTTACCAATCAACTGGTAAGCCTCCTGGTTGGGCGGGTAGTGGCGCAGGTACTCCACCACCCCCCAAACCACCAACAGGAACAACTCCACCACCCCCCAAACCACCAACACCAGCACCAAAACCTTCTGGACTTGCAGGAAAAGTAGGTCGTGGTGCAATGGGTGCTCTTAATGTTGGTGTTGCTGGATATGATATTTACACGGGCACAAAAGAAAGGCAAGCAAAAGGAGAGCCATTAGCTACTGCACTTCCAAAGGAAACTGGTAAAGCTGGTTCTGGCATTCTTGCTTCAACTGCAGCTGCTACTGCTGCTTCAAGAGTGCTTCCTAAAAATCCTTGGATTAATGTTCCTGGAAGTGCTTTAGCTGGTATTGCTGGTTATGCTGCAGGAGAAACTGCAGCATCAAGTATAATTAAAAAGATAGAAGATCCTTTTGGCGGCAAAGCAAGAATGGCTAAAATTGATCAAGCCAGAATGCAAAGAAAGCAAAGGCAAGATGTACAAACATCTAGACAACAAGCATCAAAAGCTGGAGTATATGGAGCAACAAGAGGATCTGGTATTGTAGGAACTGGAAGACCAACAACATTCAATAAGGCAGCTAATACTATTACCACTAGTGGTAAAACCGTACAACTTCCTAAGACACAAATTCTTCCTGGTGGTAGAGTAGGGGATCTTGCATACCGTGGTGGCAAAGCTACTTATCTTGCAAGAGCTTCAGTTGCATCTAGAGATACTAATGTTTTATCTAGACTCTCTAGAGCCACTGGCATTGGCGGACAAAGAGAAAGAGATATTGCTGCTACGAATAGAGAAAGACAGCAAGCAATGCAAAATACTTTAAGATATAGACAGCAACTTGGCATCACTGGAACTGGGGTTTCTAAGCCACCTAAAAAATAACTTGACTTCTATAAGACTCTAGGCTATAATACTAGGGTCTATTTTTATCTCTATGAGATTCCAGGATACAACAAAACTAGCAAAGAAAGCTCTGAAGCAGCCGTGGATGTACACTGAACAAGAGCTTGCTTATCTACGGAAAGCTAAACGACTTGCAAACCAAGCTATTAAACTACTGCATATGAAAGGTGAACGAGATGACTGATGTTAAATTGATTGCAATTACGCAAGGCGCAGGAGAACTTGTTAATAATAATGCTCAAGAAGTTATCTCTTATATTGCTCGTGTAAGTAATCCCAATAATCAACTTAACTTTGATACAGCAGCTGGACTTCTTAAGTACTGTATCAAGCATGAGCATTGGAGCATCTTTGAGCAAGCATATATGACTCTGGAAATCAATACCACCAGAGGTATTGCCGCTCAAATTCTCCGCCACAGATCTTTTACCTTTCAAGAATTTTCCCAACGTTATGCTGACACTAACCTGTTAGCTGATAACATTGAAGTTCCAGATCTTCGCCGTCAGGATACCAAGAATCGTCAAAATTCAATTGATGATATTAATCCTCGTGACAAAGCATATATGGAAGGTATGATTGAGATGCACTTTAAGGAATCTCAAGATCTTTATAATAAACTTCTTGAATACGGAGTGGCAAAGGAGTGCGCTAGATTTGTACTTCCTATTGCAACCCCAACTAAAATTTACATGACAGGCAGCGTGAGATCGTGGATTCATTATATCAATCTACGTTCTTCACACGGCACTCAGAAAGAACATATGCTGATTGCTGAACAATGTCGTTGTGTATTTGTGAGTAAGTTTCCAACAATTGCAGAAGCACTTGATTGGACTTGCAATGATCAATCTGCAATTCTAATTGAATAGGAGGTCTTATGCCAACGTATCCTGTAGTCAACAAAGTGACTGGTGAAAAACAAGAACTATTCATGCCCATGGCTGAATATGATAAGTGGAGAAAAGAAAATCCAGACTGGGATAAAGACTGGTCTGCTGGAACTGCTAGTGCTGTAAGTGGCATTGGCGATTTCCAAAACAAAACTGATGGTGGATGGAATGAAGTCCTTCATCGCGTATCTAAAGTTCCTGGTTCTGTAGTAAAACCCTATAAGTAATTACATGGCAAGAAAAAAGCAAATCACCCAAGTTGGTATTGGCATGAGCGCCAAGCAACTTCGTCGCAAGAAGCCCATTAATGATGACTTCTTGATTGATATTGAACCCCTCACAGATAATCAAAAGAAACTTTTTGATGTTTATGAGAAAGGGCAAAACCTGTTTGCATACGGTGCAGCTGGTACAGGTAAAACATTTATCACAATGTATCTCGCTCTGCGTGATGTGCTTGATTCTTCAACACCTTATGAAAAGCTTTACATCGTAAGATCGCTGGTTGCAACCCGAGAGATTGGTTTCTTGCCTGGAGATCATGAAGATAAGTCTTCTCTTTACCAAATTCCATACAAGAATATGGTAAAATATATGT